AATATAAATCGTGCATGATACCATCCCCATCGTTTTGTAAACTGACTTTCTGCGCTAAATTCGGTGGTAATGTCGTCGTTATCCCTTTCGCCAAATAGTCCAACGTATTTTTTAACAAGTCTACTTCTAAATTCCAAAAAAAAACCGATGAGCTAATCACCACGTCTAAAGGTGCTAACTTCATCATCTCTATGTACTCTTCCCGCGCATCGTACTCTTGTATCTTGTATGTGTCTTTGTAGGTGTCAATTATAGGTCTATACATAACCGCCATTGCTATGTGATAATTCTCCCACGATTGTAGGTTATTCTCAATATCAATATACTCACCCCAAGATATGTTTTCAAGGTCGGGAATAAATCCAAACTCAATATCCCCCATCTTAAATCTATGCTTAAACTCAGGTGCCGTTGTAAGTATTTTTGTTAAGTGTTTGATTAATCGGTTAACGTCCTTTGCGCTAATCTTGTATGCTTCGTTTAACGATAGGCCTAAAAATATATTTAAAAACTTGTGAGCAATAAACTCTTCATCGTTAGACTCCTTGATTACTTTCAAATATTGCTGATAACTCCTTAACGGAATTTCACTTAAGCTTGTAGGTATTTTTATCTCGACCTTCATATGTATATAACTCTAATTGTTTGTTTTGTGTTACCCAATGTAATACTTCCCTTGATGAGGGTTATTTAAAAGTTTAGTTACTAAGTATCGGATAGCGTCTATCCCGTGGTTCCATTCATCCCTTGGTGTGCTTCTATTAGTCTTGTCAATCCACGAGTAATTGGTAAACTCCTTAATTAAGTTCTTGCTCTTCGGGTCAATGATTATTTGGTACTCGTTCATTAAGGAGATACCCCCCGTTACACTACCCGTACCTTTAACTGCTTCAACGATATTTAACCCCCTTGAAAATAACTCAAAGATTAGCCTTGGCTCTGCACTATCCCCTACGATTAATCTATCCCCCGCGTATTCTTTATTGAGTTCATATATCTGCCCCGTGTTTAAACCCGTTTCAAAATAGCACTCCTTTAAATGCAACGTGCGTTGACCTTTGTTAATCGCTACTTCAACAAGGGTTGTAGGGTCATTCGAGAAGCCGTAATCTTGACCGAACCCGCTTAACTCGCTAGGTACAAATTCTCCTAAAATCCAATTGTTAAAGATACTACCCGTAGGTTGTGCGCGCTCACCCGTACCATATACCTTCCACCAATATGCGTTTGATATCTTGCTCTCTATATCCTCTATCTGCGCTCGTGTAAGAAATGGGTTGTCCCTATACGTTGTTACCAGTGGCGGGTACTTATCAATGTACTTATCTAACCAATGCTCTACGGGTAACGCGGGGTTGTAGTCAGCTATAATTCGATGCCTTGTCCTTGGCATTAATTGGTCGATAGTCTCTTCAGGGAATTGGTGTGCTTCGTTTATCCATAGTATATCACGCGCGCGTCCGTGTATCTTGTCAGGGTTATCTGCTCCGTAATATGAAATATAATTGCCGAACAAGTTATACACGTGGTCAGTCTTGTTATGCATATCATCTCTATATAACCCGTGTCTTATTAGGACATCTCTTGTATCCTTCCAAGCAGTTGCCTTTAACGCAGAGTACGTGTCCCTACATACGTCTATTTCTAACCCCGCATCCTTGTACGTCTTGCATAACCATATCAAGTAATAGATTACCGCATAAGTCTTTCCCGAACGCGTACCCCCTTGCAACAAGGTTACTCGGTTATCGGGTACTTGCTTCTTTAAGTATATGAAATTGGGGTTGGCTTTACTCATTGTCATCTAACCAATCAGGGAAATTAGTTCCGTCATTTCTATAATAATTCTCTACTCGCTCTACGTATCCTCTATCTTTACCTTTCGTCTTTAAGTAAAATATGATTGCCGTTATGTTCCCTTGCTCAATAGCCTTATGTAATTTGCTCTCGGCAAAATCTATAACCACGTTTCCAATGTCATCTGCTTGCTCCTTGAAATCAGCATCCTTGTTGTAGTAATCATAGTATGTACGTCTGCTTACACCCGCTATCTTACACGCGGTAGTGACCACACCTAAACTTTTATCTAACGCTTCGAGTAACGCTTTTTTAGTATGTGAAGTTTTGATAGGTTCTTTTCTATTGCTCGGCTTCTCTTTGTTCATTTTCTTTCCTGATTTTAATCATACGTTTTGTTTCCCATGCTCTTGAATATTCAGCATCTTTAAACAACTTAGAGAACCCTGTAATATGTTTTAACTTAAGGAGTTCATCGGGTTCCATTCCTAAATGATTGCATACCTCGTGGTCTTCCCATCCGTTCTCTAACATTTGAAACACCATACTTGACATCCCGCTTACGCTATGACTACCTCTTGCTCGATTGTGGCGCACTGTTGCAGCCATCCGCTCGTTCAGGTCTTTTTTGATAACTACTATCGGTAGACGTCCGCTATTGCGGTCTTTAATATCTTGGTTGTTCTTACAAGTAAAGTATCTATGGAAACCATCTACAATTACGTATTCGTCTTTCTCTTGGTCGTATATAGTTACAACGGGTTGCGTGTATCCGTCGTGCTTGATTGACTTGTATAATAACCCCATTTCTACTTTAGCCACGGAATTTGGGTTGTAGTCATTTGGTTTTACTTTGTTTACATCTACCCAACGGACGTAATCTATTGGTTGTTGTATAGGACTGCACTCGTGAATAAATGCTCTTAATTCTTCTATCTTGTCAATGGGGTTATCGCCCGTGTTTAAGTAAGCCTTAAGGTCTTCCTTTATGTCTTCAATATTCTTCATCTCTATCTAATAAGTTTTTCATTAATACTATTACCATAACTATCAATATAGCTACCCACGCAAAATTTTCCATATTATTCATGTTTTATTCCTAAACTTGTAAATAATTCTTGTAACTGCTCTAAGCTAAACCATCTCGTATCTAACATCATACTCTTATCTCGTTTTCCCGCCATAAACGTTCGGTAGCCATAAACGTCAGGTCTTACTTGCCAATTAACAAACTTGGTAAAATCCCAATCGCTACTGAGTATCGTAGTAATCATTGTTCGGAAAAACTCGTTACGTATTGGTTGTTGCTCGTATATCTTTAACTCTAACCCGACCTTGTGATAAAACTTATCTTTATTCTCTTGGTCTTGTATAATGTTGTCTGCTAAATGGTATGCGTACTCTTCCCAACTCTCAAACATATATGGCAATTCTTTCGGGCAAGTAAACGCGTTAAATTGTAGGTGCTTTAAACTATTTGCTCCCTCAATGTGTGCTTGCAATCTTAACCACGTTTCTGGCTCTATCTCTTGCACGCGTAGTAACGATTGTAATGCAGTTTCGTGGTGTAGGTTACTGATACGCATCTCACGTACATTCATACCCTTTTGGTAGAAATCATCGTAACGCTTGTTGTATAACCAATTATTATCATGAATAGCTTTCCATACGTCCTGAGTATTCCAATCATATATCGGATAAAACGTGTAATGCTCTTGACCTCGATTTAATTTCTTTGCCCACGTTATCCACTTGTATGTCGGGTGGTATGTTAAGGCTACAAATCGTTTAGGGCTTTCGTCCGTGCGTACGCCCGCTATGTAGCACGTACGTGTGTCCGCGTAGTCCTTCTTGAGTATTGCTGCAAACATATCGTGAAACCTCGTATCATCTCCGTATGTATTTTCCTTAATAGATAACGGGTGCTTAGGGTGTACCCACTTGTCGGGTGTCTCAGGGTTCCAACATTGTGCAAAGCGTTCGTAACTACTTGCGTTGTTAGACATCTTGATTGGAATTTGAAACCACATTGGTTCTACATCTTCCCGCGTCATTACTTCCTCTACAATGTCAATCGTTCCTTGCCACTCGCTTTCTTGGTCTAAGAACATAACCTTTAACGGTAGCCTATTTAATTCCTTGGCAACGATCAATGACAGCTCTAAACAAATCGTGCTATCCTTACCCCCGCTATAACCTACAATTATGTTGTCAAACTCATTAAACAAATATCTAATGCGCTCTAAGGCTGCATCATATACGTTAGCTTTTTTATATACCCTCATAATAATCTTTAATATATGTTATGCACTTTCCGTTGTAGTCGCTCATTACATAACGTTTGTTGTGTTGCGTAAATATTAAACCCGCGCGCCCGTAACCGCAACAAAAATCCCCTATGCAATTATGTACTTTAGCTAACTCAATAATTAACTGCTTACAATCTGCTTGCACTAACACTGAACTCGACAAATGCAAATACATATCAGGCAATACACCATAACAATATACTACGCAATCTGCTCCGTTCAATTTAGATGCAATTGTTAAGTAGTTTTGATTTAACATCTTACCCTCTTTCTTGCCCGCTACAATAAATATTGGGATATCCTCGTGGTCTAATAAGATTTCGTTAATTCCATTGATATACTCTTGATAAGTATTTAATGCATCCGCTCTTTCGTTAAACTTTGTTAAGCCACCAGTCCATGCAATCTCACTATACATTACATCACATTTATCATACTCGTTCGGGAGTACCTGAGTAACATCGTGCTGAAAAGCAACACCCCAATTGTTGCGATACAATGGGGTGCTTTCTAAACTATCTATGTCCTTGTTTAAGGCTGAATGATACTTCATCTTACTTCGTTGCTTTTTCTAATCTATTGATTGTTTTTTGCAAGCGCGCTCTATTTAATTCGTTACCTCGAAATGCCATATTGTTTTCGATAGCTATCTGCGCACAATACCCCATTCCGCAACAAGGGTCAAAGATTATCTCTAACGGCTTTACGAATGGTCGGACGGCCTGACGGAGCGTATCGAGCCCGTAAGTGTCGCAAATCGCGTCTAAATAGCCATTTTCGAGGGTTATTGGTCTTTTAGAGAAGATGTGAAGGTCGAGTGGCAATAACTTACTTCCGCTACGATACAATGGCTTTGCCGTTGCAATATGCAATAACCCGTATGTTTTTGCCATATTAATAATATCATCTGCCCACTTGCATCCGTACTCAATAAATACAATTCCATCATCCTTAGTGTACACTGCGGCAAGATTAAATATCTGCTTAACAAAAGCATTATATTCAATGTCACTTCTTTGTACTCCTTCATTCATTTTGACATTCATTGTTTGCCAATATGCAATGTTACCTTTACCCCATGGCGGGTCACTATAAAAAATGTGTGCCTTCTCGTTAGGCAATAGGTTGTTCGGAACGGCTAACTGCATTACGTCCCCGTGTTTTACTCGGTGTTGTTTTACTTCAATAATCATACTTTGGCTTTATTAATTAAAATTGTTTCGTTTATTGGCGCGCCCATTGTCCAATACTTATAATCTCCTATGTACAAATAAATGTATCTTGCTTTCCAAAAAGGTTCCTCTTTCCCGTGTTCACGTATGTAGTTTACTACCATATCGAATTCGGCATTACTTTCCCAATCTTTACGTAACGTGTATGAGTGCGGATGCTCAGGCATTGTTTTTGCAAACCTCCATTCTACCTCATTTAATTTATTGGCTATCTCTTCGTAATTCATCGGTTATAAAATTGTTTTCCGCATCGTACTGACCTAAGCAACGCGTGGTGTACATACGTGTACGCTCGTTATACATGCGTATCATTATCCAATTTAATTCGGTTACGTATATCTTTTCTATGATATAAATTTCCCCTTCAAACTTAATTGATATGTCAGGATACCTCAAACTCATATCCGCATTCAGGGCAACAAATTGTTGTTAACTGCATTGTCTTTACCATATTCTTAGCAAGTTCGTGCGCTCGTTTTTCTACCTCTTCACGCGTTACGTCGCTCGTGTCAAACACTGGGTTGTACTCGGGAGTGTAGTCCGATTTCCAAGTAACTACATCAACACCCCAATCAATAAGGTTGTCAAATTCATACTCGTTAGCTAAAGCATCCCAATCCCATTCTCCATAACTTACATTGTCCTTTATTAAGAATTCTTGCTTTTGGCTTTCCGTTAGATTTAACGCGGTTACCACCGGTACGTGCGTAAGTCCTAACTGCTTGCATGCAATGTATCGCATGTTACCACCAAGTATTACGTTGTCCTCGTCAACAATAATTGGCTTAATCTCTAACATTTCAGGGAACTCCCTAATTGAATTTACAAGCTTCTTAAACTTGTCGTCTTTAATTATCCGTGGGTTATTCGGATTTAAGTTTACCTCATTTAGCGGTACCCGTTTAAACGTTATCTCCATAGTCTTGATAAATTACATACAACTCTCCAATCATTTCACTTACACAAGATGAGCAAGATGTCATTTCTCGTTTCTTGTAGTGATAAACATGATTGTATATTTCTAATAGCTTTTCTTGTTCGATTGATTTTACCTTAGTTGGGTTTCTAATAAACCAATCCTTTAACTA